GGAAGCAGATACAAGCGACTGCGAGTAAGCATTCGATACTTTCTGGTCATTACCAGTGTTGTCAATTAAGGACTTTACAGCCCAGAGGCACTCATCAATAGCACGAATATCAATGTTGATCTTAACCTCGTGGTACTGAAGAGCAATAAGAGGAAGAGCAAGGCCAGGATTGTTGCAGAACCAGAACTGAAGAGGAATGTAAAGAGTGGTCTCAGGAAGAGCATTACGAGGAGCGCAAACCTGGCGAGGAGCATCAGCACCACATGGACCATCAACGTTGGCGAACGAAGGATCGGTCATGAAGGTAAGCTGAGTGGTATTACCAATCATCTTGTAGTAACCACGCTCCTGGTTCTTGTCCATGGTGAGCTGTACCCAGATGTGCATCCAATCACCATATTGCTTGTCAATGCGCTGACCACCAATCTCGAGTTCAACATCATCAATGATCTGGTGACCAGGGAAATCGAGCCAACGAGCATATACAGGAGTATCACTACCAAGAGATTGGTCAATCTGAGGAAGAGTTACCTGAAGGTAGGTACGGTAAGCAAGATCACCATTACGAGAAATGGTGCAGGTTACACGACGACCGAAATCAGCCTGGCCGTTGAAAGTCTGCTCAATCGACTCCATCGCAAAGTTTGTGTGGCGTCTGTAAGTAACTTTCCAGAAAGTAATCTGAGGATTACCAGTAAGATAAATATCTTGAGCGCCGTAGGCAACGAGCTGCATTAGTCCTCCTCCCATGTTATAGTATATCCCAAGAAAAAAAAATTAAAATTAATCTTTAAATTAAATATTAAAGTATTCACTATAAGTATTAATTAATGAATAAAAATGAAACCACACTCGATATATTGTACAATCAAAAACTTAAATATTTTAATCATAAAATACACGTTCTTTTGCCTAAATTAATGACTAAAATAGAAGAATTAGAAAAAGAAAAAAATGAAAAAAATAAATTAGATATCAATACACAAATAGAGGCATATAGAAAAAGAATCACAACCATATATGATGAAAAAAATAAATATTATTTGGAAAATTCTAAATATCTATTTGATTATTTTGAAACAAAACAAAATATTGATAAAAATAATACTCCTAAAAAAACAATAAATTCCTTTTTTAATGTTAAAGAAGAGAAAGAACCAAATTATGAAATTATGAATGAAAGTATTAAAGGTTATCTCAGAAGAAATAATTTTGAATCACTCGACATAACAAATTTTTCATACAACAAATCTATTTGCCAACACTGTAATATAGGTGAACTTATCAAAGTAAGCCATGATGGTATTATCATTTGTAATCATTGTTTTGTAACAAATAAGTATTTGGTAGATAATGATAAACCATCTTATAAAGAACCTCCTAAAGAAATCTCTTTTTATGCTTACAAACGAATTAATCATTTCCGTGAAATTTTATCTCAATTTCAAGCAAAAGAATCAACTGATATACCTCATTCTGTAATAGAAATTATACAGAATCAAATAAAAAAAGAGAGAATTGTATTGACAAATTTAACAAATAAAAAAATGAAAGAAATTTTAAAAAAACTTGGTTATAATCGTTACTATGAACATATACCTTTTATAAAAGATAAATTAGGAATTAAACCACCTGTAATGACACCTCAATTAGAAGATACTTTATGTAATTTATTTATGGATATACAAATCCCTTATTCTAAATATTGTCCCAATGATCGTGTAAACTTTTTGAACTATTATTATACTTTGTACAAATTATGTGAATTATTAGGAGAAACACAATATTTAGAATATTTCCCAATGCTTAAAGATCAGAAGAAAATAGAACAAGACGAAATATGGAAAAAAATATGTAATGATTTAAATTGGGATTTTATATCAACCATTTAGTTCCATTCAAAATCTTCATTGACAATTTTCTTTAATACTATTTTTAATGTTATTTGTTCAAACTTCTCTCTTAATTTTTTGATGTATTCCTTTCTAGTAATTTTTAAGTAAAATTTTATTTGCGTAGCATCTATCCATATCTTTGTAGAAAAAGGAGAATGAACTGTATGTAATAGCCATGGTTCTGGATTTCTACGAAATTTTTTTGTAGAACATCTAATCGTAAAGATACGATGATTATGAATATTTTTACCACAATATTCACCGCTACTGGATATATTTATTTTATTAAATTCATCTTTAATAAAATAATATTTTTGATATTTTACTAGTTTTGTATAATCAACTTCTTGAAATAACATTTTAATTTATTATATTTATTTTATAATTTATTCAATTTTAAAAGCCTTTGTTCATTCCATTGAACCCTACAAGTCCAAAACCAACACCTAAACCAGCACCCTGTCTGGCATTTTGTGCTACAGTTGGAAGGAAAGTATCTAATACGCTAAAGGTGGCTGCCGCAACTAAACCAATAATAGCAATTTCATCAAATTTTAACGATTTTTGAGGAATTGCATACGCAGCAAGTGCGATTATTAATCCTTCTACTAAATATTTGATGACTCTTTTTAGGATTTCCTGAAAATTAAAGTTCATTATAAATAATAAAAAGAAAAAAATATATAAATAAAGGCTATATACATTTATAATGTCTAAAAACGTTGATTACAAAAATGATCCTAAATATGTTGATTTACTAGATGAAGATAAACCTATTGCAGAACAAAAGTTTGTATGTTTATCATTTATTTCACCTGAAGACATTATCAAAAACAAACAAAGATTTTTTTTTGAAGAGTTTGTCAAACAATATGATTTTGCTAAATCAATGGAGAAATTTACTCAATTTATTAATTTTATTTCTTATAAATATGAAATTAAATCAGATGAACTTCACGATCAGTTCAAATTATTTGTTGAATCTGAAAAGACAAAAATTCATACAAGCGTAGAAGATGATTACAAATTTTTTATTGATAATAATGAAACTAAGTTAGATGAAGTATATGGAGAGAAGAATGAATTCCAAACATCAGTAAGAGGATTAAAAGTTCGTGGAGTATTTCCAACTCAAAAAGAAGCCGAACTTCGATGTAAAATGATACGTGAGTTTGATCCAAATCATGATGTATATGTTGGTCCAGTTGGTCTTTGGGTTCCATTCCATCCAGAAGCATACAAAACTGGTCGAGTTGAATATTTAGAAAAAGAATTAAATGAATTAATGGACGAAAAAAAGAAAGGCGATGATGCAAACAAAATAGCGTTTGATACTCGTGTAAAGGAATCTAAACTTAACGCAATTCAAGAAAATATGAAGAAAGCAGAAGAGACAAAAAATAAATTAACACAGACTATCAATGATAAGGGAGAACTTGTATCTATTCAAAATATGAATACCCAAGAAAAGAATTTAGGCGTAAACGCATCTCTAGAGGAAATTCGTAAAGAATTGTTTGAAGGTGATGATATTGTAGTGGGTAAGACAAATCATATTCACAAAATTAACAAAATTGAAAAGTAAATAAATACTAATATTACTAATATTATAACAAAATGTTGCGATGTGATATGTGTAAAAAAAAGTGCGTTATACATTTTAACTGTAAATGTTCTAAAGTATATTGTATAAAGCATCAATTACCAGAAAAACACAAGTGTGACCATAAAGAAGAATTATTTGTAATAGAAATTCAAGAACCTGCGTCAAAAATAAACTATATATAATTTAATAATAATATATTATATATGGCCGCAGTTCCAGTTCTACCTGGTATAACTCACACAGTATTTGTAAATGATCTAGGTGTGCTAGATCCCTCATGTGTTGGTATTGTTGATGTGCCAGGCGCAAGTTTGATAGGGTTAAGACAAATGGACCCAACAAGTATTATTACAAGTTTGAATGGTAGATTAAGTGGTACCAAAGTGGATTTAACTAAATTTAGTTTTTTTCAATATCAAATGCGTAGAAAAGCAGAATCGTTACAATATAGAAAAAATCAATCTTATTTATCAAAAAAACAACAATTCTCTAAAATAAGTAGTACATCTAATGGTTCTTATTATTATAGTAGTAGGGATCTTACACAATTATTGAATATTCAAAATCTAAATTGTCCAAATTTAGATGTTATTGTAAGACCACCTACAAATAGTGGTGTACATGATTACAAATATCCAGGCTATTTTTATGACGCAAATGTTCCTTATTTATCTAGTCTTTAGACTTTCAGATATTATGGTCTTAATTTAGGATTGACACAAATATCTAAAGATGGGAATATTTCTCCACTCATACAAACATCGCCAGCATAAACATCTACACATTCTCTTTGACCATTATCATATCCAATATAACAATATCCATTTTCATTAACATTTGCTTCTTTGTACGGAGAAATATTATTTAATTTATTATTCAATGTATTTATTCCTGATCCAGTTGATCCTGGACATGATTTTGTATTGATTAATTTATCTACTTTTTTATCTAAATCATCAATTTTTGCTGATGTACTTTCAACTTTTGCTGAAGTTACATCAACTTTTGCTGATGTATTATCAACTTTTGCTGACGTATTATCAACTTTTGCTGAAGTCGATGCCGCAGCATTTACTGCAGCATTTTCATTGTTTATAGTTGATGTTGATTTCACTCCAAATAATTTGTCAAAATAAACTATGAATATATCTTTATAAAAAAATAACAATGTGATTATTAGTATAATAATAATAATAATTATTACATAAATTATTTTGAGTGGACCTGTGGTTGGTGTCATAGTATTTGAAAGTCCTAATGATGGAATTGCTAATGATTCTTTTCTTTCTAATATTTTTTCATCTAATACATCTGATTTAAGATTTGTTGAATTGGATGAATTCATATTTGTTTTTGAGTTTGTACTTTTTCTTGAATTCTCTATATTATTTTTAATAATTTCATTTGTATTTAAATTTGTATTTGGTATGTTATTCAATAATTCTTGCGTGGTTTTATTCTTTCCTACATTCAAATTTTTTCCATTCCCATATACATTAGAAAATACCTCCTTTACTGTTTTTTTAGAATTACTCATATTTATATATTATGCTATTTCTTTTTTTTTTATTTTATCAAATGCTATATTAATACTTTCTTCTATATTTTTCAATAATCCAGACTCTAATATTGGTATGTTATAATCTACTTTTGATATAATATACATTACACATAAATATAAAATGCATTTTTTCTTTTTATTTGATTTATATTTAATGCTAAATAATTGTAATAATGATTCAATCGGCTGTTTTTCAAATGATAATAATAATTCCCATATAATCCAAATAATATTTGTGTTTACAGCAAATATTCTTTTTATACATTGAATCTGTTTCTTATTTTTAAGCAATATATCATCATATGTAATAATCCATTCTATCCAATAAAATATGTCCATTTTATTTTTTGTTTCTTTTAAATGATACATTAATTCATTTAAAGGAATATAGTATTCTTTAGGATCTCCATTTTTAAAATAATTTTGTATATAGCTAACATTTGGTGCTTTCAAATTTGTATACATTTTATCTATTTCAAAATTGAATTGAAATATAGGGATATCTAATACACATTCTCTTTTAGATGATGAAAAAATAAAGGTCAATACAAAAAATAATTTTCTAATTTCATCTACATTTCTTAATTCAACGTCATCATTTGTTTTTTCAGCTATTTCCTTAAATTCTAAAAACTTTTTGTGTAAATAAATAGGTATTTTGGGATTATATATGTGTGTATATTTACACATGAATTCAATATAAGTATCCCAAATTTCTACAATACAATTACTACATAGTAACTCTGCAGTCCAAAAAAATGCGTCTTCATTTTTTTGATAATAAATACTATTCATAAACTCTTTTACTGCTAATGATTTTTTGTAATTTGAGAATGTATTTGTAAACACTTTTCTATTATCAATAATTTTCATTTATAAGTTATTTTTAAAAAAAAATACTATATTATACAAATGATTTTATATATATTAGTAATCCTACTATTATTATACATTTTTGTCTCTACCTCTAAAGAAGGATTTGAGAATAAAGAAAATAAAACATTTATAGATGATCATATTTATGATAAATTTTATTGTAAAATATATGATAATATTTGGAATATGATACCATTTTATAAAGCACAAATTCAATTAATGAAACCATATTTTGCAACAACGAATAATTTGTTATGTTTTGATTGTAAAACAGGACATATGCCTCAATTATTATCATCTAACATGAAAGTGGTTGGATTAGATAAGTCTAAAGATATGATTCAAATTTCTAAAGAGAAATATCCAACTATTCCTTTTGTACAAGGTGATTGTAATCCTAATATATTCAAATCTAATTTGTTTACTCATGTTTATTGTCCACTATTTAGTATAAATACTAAAGATTTAGAATTATTTTTTGAATGTATTGATAAATGGCTTGTACCTAAAGGTTATCTCTTTATAGTATCCTATGACAAATTAAATGTATCAAAATTTGTAATGGACAAATCTCCAATTGACTATGATATCCAAGTAAATGATACAATTACTGAAAAAATTAAATTTCATAATAAAAAAAGAACAAACATTCAATATCTTCAATCAATTCAATCAATAGATTATTATAAATTGATTGAAAAAATAGAAATTCCAAATTATTCATGTTATTTAAATGTATATCAAAAGGATTAAAATTATCTACTGTATCTACCTATATTTACAAATGAATCCATAATATAAATAATAAAAACTCCTAAAAAACAATATAGAACAATTTCTTCATTTTTTTGTCCTGTCTTTATTTCTTTTTGATCTTCAAACATTTCAAGTATTTTATTCATTTTGTTAAGTAATTCTTGATTTGTATGTCGTTTAGGTTCAATCTCATTTGTAGCATTTAATATCATATAATCATTCGTTTTGTATTGAGCAGGAATTTTTATTTCAGAATTATAAAAATTACTTAACTCTACATCATTATCTTCTTTCAAATTTTTGTGTATATCTACTACATTTGTTGGACTTTCTTGTAAAGTACCTTTTTGTATTGTCATTAGTGTATTTTTATCTAATTTTGTCTTCTCGCTTTTTATTTTGTTCTCTAAATCATTATTTTTATAATCAATAGGTGAAGCATAAAATGCAAGAGACATTATTATTTAAATAGAATATAATTTTTTTTTGATTTATTATATATATGAAAAAAAAATCAGATAAACCTAAGAAAGGTATATACAAGTTTTTATCAATAGTAAATGATAATAAATTTTTTGCTGGCGTTATTATGTTGACTATGAATATAGGATCTAAATATGTCTCTATAAAATTAAGTAAAACACAAGAAAATTATGTAAAATATTCACTTGGACGACAAATATTAGTATTTGCTATATTATGGATGGGGACAAGAGATATATTCACATCATTAGTATTAACAGCAATTTTTATTTTATTAGCAGATTATTTATTTAATGAAAATAGTAAATTTTGTGTAATTCCCAATGAATACAAAGAACTAGAAGATAAACAAATTAATGAAGATGATGTAAATAATGCTATAAATACATTAAAAATAGCACAAAAAAATAAAAATAAAGACAAAGATGATCCGCAAATAAATAATATGCTTTACAAGGAAAATTTTATTTAATAATATATAATGATCAATGTTTTACAAAAAGTAACAACATTTCCAATAGAATTAATTGATTTTCCGCGTATATCACCTATGTGTGATATTTCATATTCTGATATTCATAATTATTATTCTACTTTACTTAAAAATCCTCCTCCATCAATAGACCCCTCTAAAAAATCTATTAGTGAACAAGAGCTAGCTACTATGAAAGGACAGATTGATACAGTGATCAAAAAAAGATTTATTACTTATACAGCAATTTATGACAAAATATTTTCTAATAATCTTAATTTATTAGAAAAAAATAATAAAGATGAAACTACAGTAGTAGTATTTCCTGTACATGATCAATCTGGTTGGGGTAGAATTGATTTGAATCAATCTGGAAGTAAATATTATTCTGATAAATTTGATAGAATAAAAAAAGATGTAATCTTTTATAATCAATCACAGGGTCAAACGATAAATCAACCAACTCAATCTCAAAAACAACCATTTTGCTATGTACCATTAGTAGTATTCAGAAGTGAAACCAAAGATGATTATAAAAATGCGATTAAAAAACAATTTGAAGATATCAAACGAATCATAACTGAATATAATAAATCAATACAAACACAAATATCAAGTTCAGGTCAGAGAAAACCAGTACAAAATATGTTATTTATTATTGATACAGATAAAAAGGGACTTTTTACAGGATTTTATAATAAACAACTTAGTAAAGAAAAACAGGAAATATTAAATAAAGAATATGAAAATTTTTTGACTAGTTCAAGCATTAGTCGAGGAAGAATAGATGATAATGGACTAAATATTGTTTATAGTGATGTGATCAAACAAGCAAAATCTTTCAAACAACTTACTGGTATAGGTATTGGGGATAGTATTATTAATACGAGAGATTTTAATAGTTATCTAGCATTATTGAAAGAAAAATATAAAAAAGTTACAGATAAAGAATACAAAAAATCTCTTGAATTAAAAGATAATATAGAAGAACTTAAAATTTATTATAAAATTGAAAATGCTGATAAGGTATTAGAACAAAAAATAGAAACAGGATCAAATAAACTATATACAATTTATGTAGATCCTAATCCCAAAAAAAATATAATAGGTTTTTTTACACTAGTAAGTCAAGCTAGACAAATATATAGATTTAAAGAGGATATGAGTTCTTTCAAAAAACGTACAACTCAAAGTGAATCAAATGAACAAGAATTAACAAATAATCAAGAAGATGAAGAAAATTCAGAAAGAAGTGATCAAGCACTAGATTTTGCTGTTCAAATTACAAATAAATATGGCATTTTCAAATATAAAAACTTGGATTTGAAAGATAAAAATAAAAATACAAAAGAAGGTGATATTATTTTTTTTAAAGACAAGACAGAAGTCAAATTCAAATGGTTCAATTTGAAAGATATTGATTCTTCTTTTTTGGATAAAAATATAATTAAATATTATCCTACAATACTGTTTGATAAAAAAACTTTGGTTGAATATTTGAAATCAAAACAAAAATACAATGAAAAAACAGTGTTATCTTATGAATTTTTGAAAATCAATGATAGTGCGGAATTATCCGAATACTGTGATTTCATACACACATCATTTACATCTAATATTATTAGTAATGAATCTTCTTTCAATCCATTCAAAATTAATTTTGATGTAAATGTAATTATCAAAAATATATTAGATATAGTATTTGAATCAAATACACCAATATATATAAGAGCATCAAAAGTACAAAAGGATGAAAAACGAGAGATTTCAAATGATAGTTACAAAATAGTAGAATATAAATATCATGATATAGAACAAGATAAAACATGTGAAGAAACATGTCAAAAAGATTATTCTGATTGGACAAAACAGAAAAGATCTCTTGTTATAGTTGTTACTAAAACAAATGTTAAAGATATAAGTGATTTAAAATCAACAACAGACTGTAAAACAAAAAAAAATAAATTAGTATATGATTACAACCAATTATTCGCAAATGTTGCTAATATTACTAGACGTGTTGGATTTGGTTATTTTGGTGGTTCAAAAAAGATCAAATCAAGAATCAGATCAAGACAAAGGCGATTGAAAGCGAAGTGTTATAAATAAATATAAATATTGTGTTTCTTTTAATGTACATTCATTGAATACTTCTACAATTAAATCTTTACTATTTGTTTCACTCATTTTTACTCTAGTTAATATTTCATGAATATGTGGCCATTCTATCATATATTTTGAAATATAATAAGTATCATCAAAATATTTACTATATTCCTCTAGTAATGCTTTAATAAAATACTTTTTGTAATTTTTTATAATATTATTCAATAGTTTTTGATTGTTATCTAATATTGGTAAATAGGTCATGACCTTTTGTTTCAGCTCTAATGGCAATTGTGTCATTAATATCATTATATTCATATTTATTATGAATATAATCTATTTCTTATATCTTATCTGTTTTTGATTTAAGTATTTCCAATAAAGTAGCCGCAGCATCATTAATTTGTTTATAATTTGATTCTGTTTCTTTTTTTACATCAATTAAATACATTTTATTTGCTTCTAAAGATTCAAATAATGATTTTTCTGATTGTAATTGTAGATTAATTTTCTCATAGGAGGATTGTAACTCTCCTATTGATTTTGTTTTTTTATCTAATTCTATTGTTAATTTTGAAATTTTTGTATCCATTTCTTCCATTTGTTTTTTTAGTAATTCAAGTGCCATTACAACTATATTATATTTATGAATCATGATTTTAACTAAAATTAAATTGCTAATGAAATAGTATTCTTATCACTACGTCTCTTTCTACGACTTGTTGCGTTTGTATTCATTAAATCAATCTCTTCAGCACTAATTGTGCTTTCATTGTCAACATTAATCTTTTTCAATCCATTCAAAATACTATTAATATTATCTGGTCCTTTCATTTCTTGTCTTTCTTGTCTTTCTGGTCTATCAAACCTTTCGTTAGACCTCATGTCTATATTTTGTGATCTCATATCTTGGGATCTTGGCGCAGGATCACGTCTAAAATCATTCATAAAATTACCTAAACCAGGTGTAGTATTTTCCATCGAATTTACTGCCGCTTTAGTGAATTGACTCATTAAATCTGGGTTTTGTCTCATAATATCATCCATTCCTGGTATAGAAGATTTAAACATGGTATTTGTCATATGAATCATCATACCAGATGCTGCTAGCTGAAATATAAATTTAATTTCTGGCGCCATCTTTGCTTTTGATTTGTATTTTTCATGCAATTCAGAAAAAATTTCATCATAATCTTCAATGTTTTCATGAATTTGTTCTGACCATCCATCTAATTTAATATCAAATGGATCAAATTTACCATTCAAAAACTCTAAACCAGTAATCAATGTTGTTAATACTTTGGCTTGAAATTGTACACTATTTTTCTTTTCTTTTTCAGCAATAATAAATTCATATTCTCCTTTCATTTCATCTAATGAATTTTCCATAGAATATCGCTTAGATAGAGTAACACCTTTTGATTCTAATGCCTCTAATTTTTTCAAATAAATAAACTTCTCTCTTAATAATTCTTCCTTTGACATTTTTTCTACTTTAGGTGCCTCTTTCTCTACATTAATATCATCTAAATGTTTGAAAATACTTGGACCACTTGTATCTAGATTAGTTGTCTCTTTTGCGATTGGTATTTCTTTTTTGAATTTGAATTCTTTTGGTGTATCAAATGAATCAAGTTCATTCAATTCATCTTCTAATGAGATTGTATTAGCTAAATTCGCAGGTTTTGCTTTTTTATCATTCATTAATAATTCAATTCCGCCGCCAAAATCAACAGATGGATTTAAATCAACCGAATCTAAATTTATTTCTTCCATATTACATTAAAGATATTACTATAACTTTATATTTATCGCATTTGTATATATATTTTCATTTAATTCTCCCTTCTTTACTAAATAATCTAATAATTGTAAAAAACAATCTGCTAAATCATCTTTCTTTTTATGTTTTGAAAAATAAATATGCTCTGAATAAAATTCTTTGATAATACAATCTGTAATTAAAATTCCTAATTTTTTTCTCTCTTTATAAGTAGTTTTTTTGTTTTTAAGAAATCGTAATTTATTGCCTGAGTTCCAATAAACAACATCTGATCCTTTTTGTATAAAATACATTGTAATCATTCCCTGAATATTTTTCATTCTAATCGCACTTGGACCAATCTGGTTTTCAATAATCACTTCATCTATGTGATTTTTAAATTTTTCCTCAAATAAAATAAATATTTTTTTCCCTAAATCAATCATGTTTGCTTTGTTCGCATTTGTTTCACATAATTCTATAATTCCCCAATCTATGATTGTTTTATCATAAATAATATAGGCTAAATTTTTGATACCAACATCAATACTCAAATACATTATAAAATACATATAATGTATTTAATATCCTTTTTGTAAAGGTATTGTTCTATTCGAATTCATTTGCTCTTGTGTCAAATACATTTGTTTAGGTAAAGATGATTCATATCCAGGGGGATGGCTTGTATCATTTATACTATTAAACAAATAAGGATGTTTTATTGGTGCGTTATTGAATCTTGGTGGTGGATTTAAATTTTGAAAATTATTTTGCATAATAGTATTTGTATTTTTTATCAAATATTGTCTATAGTCATTATTCATCTATAGTAATAGAAGATTTTTTATCTGAAGATTTTTCAATCAATTCAATCATTTCATTCTTTTTCATTTTAGTTGGATTAATTCCTTTTACAGATAATATTTCTTTTAATTGCTTAATTGTCATTTTACTGTATTCTGTTTCTGATATGTCTGATGTTTCTAATGTGTCTGATGTTACAAGTTTCAAAGTTTTGTCTTTTGATTCTTTTTCAACACTATCAGTATCTAATGAGTCCAATGACTCAATATTATCTAATAGTTCCATATTAGATAATGAATTGATATTTACATTAGTATCTACATTGATCTCTTCAACATTTGATTGTTTACGCTCATCTAAATTGATTATCTTTGTAATTTCATTTATTTTGGAATCAGTATTAGCATAAGAATCCATTTCAGTATCTGAATCACTATCAGAATCTGATTCAGAATCACTATTGGAGTCAATATCTAATTTAGATTCTAGTTTAGATTCTGATATATTAAACATTTCATTCAATGTTTTTACTCTTGGTTGATTTGGCGATGCATTCTGAAGTAATTGATATAGTACTTTTGCTTGTTCATTTTGAGCAATCTCTAAATTTTCATACTTTCTCTTAAAATAATAACAAATTAATGCGATTAATAAAAGGTTAATAATCATACCTATGAAAAAACTACTAATATCTAAAATTGCCGAAAAGTTCATTATATGAATATTGATATTAAGAATTTCATATAATTACGCAAACGTTATTTGATACTTCAAATATTATAATTTGTCATATTTTCACTATTATTATCATTTTCTGATAGCAATTTATCGAGTTTCTTTAAGTAAATTGGCTGAATCATCTACTGAATCAACGGAATCAACAAAATCAACAAAATCAATCAATTTAGATGGGGGCTGATTTTTTGGATCAGATGTGGGTGAATTTGTAAGCACAGATAGTGGATCTACCTTGTTTGATTGAGGATTTTCTTTTGCTTTTATTTTGTCTGCTTTTATTTTGTCTGCTTTTATTGTTTCTTCTTTTATTTTTTCTGATTTTTGAAATTCGATATTTTTTTCACTTAATGGATTCAATAGTTCTTTAATAATATTAGTTACATGTAATTTTAATCCTTCTAATGTTCTGATTTTTTCATTTATTTCATCCTTTTCATTATTTTCATCATTTTTTTCTTCACTCATTATTATTTCGTAATAATTTATTAAATTTAATATACACGTATTGTTAAATGAATTTGCTAGAGTTGTATGAACAAAAATACAATGAATTGTATGAAAATCCAGAAGAATATAAGGAATCTATCCCTTTCAAACTACCTATCCAATATGTAAAAAATGAAGAAATAAACAATATTATTAAAACTGATTTAGAAATGCCTCATATATACAAAAAATTAATAGGTCAATCTTTATTACTTGATCAATGGTCCTCCTATTATACCATAAATAAAGAATTTTTAAGAGATACTCAACGTCATATTGTCTCTATTCCTACTATTGAAATAGATAATTCAATTCTTGATACATATAGAAAATTCAAAGGTGAAACAAGTTTTATTGAAAAATATCAATATATAGGATTAAAAATGTTCAAAAAATTCAATTATTCAACCATGTTTCTTCATGGACTTGGTCTATATAATTTATCTTCACCTGTAATTTCTCTATTTACGCCATTGCTTGTATTGATTGTACCATTTATCATTTTGAAAATGAAAGGTATTCCTATTACTGTTTCAGTGTATATTGAATTTCTTAAATCAATGATTCAGCGTAATAGCATTTATACATTGTTTACTAAATTTAACAAAATTGGTTTTCAACAACAGATTTCTACATTAATAACAGTGGTATTTTATTTTTTTCAGATTTATTCTAATATCATGTCGTGTATTTCTTTTTATAAAAATATTCATAGTGTCTCTGATTTCTTAGAAAATTATAAATCACATATTAAAAATAGTATTGATAACATGAATACATTACAAGAAAATATTGCCAACTACAAAACATACAAAGAATTTTACAATGAAATTGAAGAGCATAAACAATTATTAACATCACTATATTATAGATTAAATCATATTCTTCCATTTAAAAGTACAATTAGTCGTATTAGTCAATTAGGATTGATTATGAATCTAAATTATGAAATTTATATGGAAAAAGAATTTGATACATCATTTATGTTTTCTATTTATTTGAATCAATATATTAAAGATATGAATTCTCTAAAACTTCTTGTAAAGAAGAAAATCCATAAATGTAAATTCAGAAAAAATACTAAAATGGATGGTATGTATTATTTACCACATATTAATGATAACCCAGTATTGAATTCGATTGATCTTTCACAAAATATTATGATTACAGGACCAAATGCGGCTGGAAAAACAACTATTTTGAAAGCATTATTAATCAATCTATTAATGAGTCAACAATTTGGATACGGATGCTATAAAAAAGCAAATATAAAAATATATGATAATTTTCATTCTTATTTGAATATACCAGATACATCTGGCCGAGATAGTTTATTTCAAGCAGAGGCTAGACGATGTAAAGAGATTTTAGTAAATATTTTAGATAATCCAAATAAAACACATTGTTGTATATTTGATGAAATATATTCTGGAACAAATCCAAGAGATGCGGTAGATTGTGCATCTATTTATTTAGATGAAATGAATAAATATAAGGCAAGTGTAGATTATGTATTAACAACTCATTATATTGAATTATGTGAAATATTTGATAAAAAAATCATGAATTTAAAAATGAATGTAAATACACATGAAGAGAAAATTGAATATTTGTATAAAATTGTAAATGGTATATCCTATATTCATGGTGGAAAACAGATTATGAAAGATTTAGATTATCCAATTTAATAAAATAATTTGGATCATTTGGATTATTTAGATGAAATAGATTAAATCATATAAATATAAAATCACTATATAATTAATGCTAACGTATGATCAAATGTTAGATATCTCTCTAAAAATAAATCGAAAAGAATTATTTTTAGACGAAGTAGTATACCAAAAACTGAACGCAATCAAAAAACAACTTAACATACAAATTAATGAAGTTCTTAAAAAAACTGTTATTAAAAAACAAGAGAATGCTTATGGTCAAGTATTCAAACTATTAAACAAAATTACAGAAAAAAATTATGATAAATTAAAAACAGAATTATTTGATTTAATGAAACAAATTGAAACTGAAGACGAAATCAATAAATTGACGTCACTTATTTTTTCAATCGCAAGTTCAAACATGTTTTATTCTATTCTTTTTTCAAAATTATATACAGAACTAATTGATATTAATAAAGGATTTTATAATGTATTTCAAACTAAATTTGATGAATATGTTGAAGATATACATAAAATTAAATATATTGATCCAAACATGAATTATGATGAATATTGTGAATATGTAAAAAAAGTAGAACAAGTAAAATCAAGTCTTACCTTTTTTATTAATTTAATGAAAACAAATATTTGTTCTTTAGATAATATTGTGAATATGTGTTTACTTTTACAAAAAAAAATTATTGAAAATCCTCAAAATGAAGAATATTTAAATAGCATTTATATTATTATCAAAGAATGTATGGATTATTTATTATTTAATACAGAAATGGAGACAATTTATGATAATATTATCATTATTAAAAATTCAAATATTACACCAAAAATGAAATTTAAAATTATGGATATGTTAGATATAATAAATAAGTTTAAAAATTAATTGTTTATACTATATAATGGAAAGTAGTGTAGCATCACAAAAAACTTCAAAAATATATAGTGCTCCATTATCAAAATTATATAAGGATGATGTGGATGCTCAAAGTGAATTATTTGAAATAAATATATTTAATACTGTTCTTCATATTGCTCCAGGTAAATCAATCGCAGGAGATGATGGACTTGTTTATTTTTATGTATATGCTATAAAGGATGAAAAAGTAGTTGCTAATTTAGGAGTCTATGAATTAATTACAGATGAACAAAAACAATTATATGACATTTCTACATTTGATGATCTATTATTATTTGATTATTATTATACAACTCCAGCTAAAATTAAAGAATTTGAAATAAAAGGAAAAAATAATATTTTTCAATATATTGATACACATCTTGAAATTGATACGGATAAAAAGAGACTTGTTACTTTATTTAATCAGTTTTTAGCTTACATAAAAGCTGAAAAAGATACTCTTGGTGATAATTATAAATTATATTATAATGTATTATCTATTTTATCATCAAGTATTAAAACTACAGGTATTCCAAAAGAAACCCTTGATAAATTGAAAGAAAAATGTGATAGTGAAAAGAAGAAACCATTAGAACAATTCAAAATATGTTTGGCAATATTAGAATCTTTTTATAATGTTCATTTCTTATTTATAGATAATGGTGAAACTGTCAGCAATTTTAGAGACAAAACTCCTCCTCAAACATTCAAACCAAAAAAATACATTATTGTCTCTACAGATCAAACATTTGTATCAACATCAAGTACAATGAAAGAGACTGAAAAGAAAGAAGAGGATGAAGAAGAAGAGGAAGAAGTAGAGGAAGAAGAAGAAGA